GTATGCTGCTTGACCATTAACAACCGATATTGCATCACACTTTTGAAAGTTTCCTACTACTGGTTGTTTTCCTATATATGCCATAATTTATCTCCTATGATCGTTTTCTGCCGTACATTGCTATTTTGCCACTTATTTCACCAGCAGAAAAATAAAATCTAACACCAGTAACCGCAGTGGTTGATACATATTTACCAGCGTAATTACCAATACCTACATCATCATCATTTCTCATAGTAACAGAATGTGATTTTATAAGTTTATGAAATGTTGTTCCGTGTGGATTGTATAAAAAAACTTCTCCAGCCGCATTTTCCGTAGCGGCATTTCCTACTACGTCAGTAATATATATTTGATTTTGTGCATCACCATTACCAGTGGTTGTGCTATCAAATCTTACTATTCCAGCATATCCGTAATTACCACCACTATCAATTGCCTGTGATCCACCACTGCCAGTAAATACTCTCATATATACTCTTACATTATCACTTTCAGGATGCAGATTTTGCATTGAAAAACAAAAATCTTTATAGTCAGTAGATAAGGTTGTAAAATCTAGTGCCGAAGTTGATGAAGAACCTGTTAGTTCAGAAATAAATTCCCATTGTCCACCACCTTTAATAAGTGAGTAGTCTATTCTTTTAAGAGTTCCAGCATCAGATAAAATAAACTCATCTGTATCAGCTGGTTCAGCAGCTAAAGCAGTTTCAGCAGAAATAATATCTTGTGCTAGTTTAGAATTAGATATAATTCCATCTGTAACATCACTTGCAGTTAATGGTGCATCTGTTGGTTTTTTACCTATATATCCCATGTGTTTTAACTCCTAATTATTATGTGATTTCCATTACTGATAATGTGCCTGAAATCTTATCAGCTACTGAACAATCTATTTGAATTTTGTCTCCAGCTTCTAAAATTACTTTAGAACCTGATAAAACTTCTAATGAGCTTCCTGTTGGAATAGTTACATCTTTAACTAAGAATGATGTACCATTAGCAACATTGTTTGCTCCACCTCTATTTGATGTTGTACTAACGTGTTCTACTTCAGCTGTTACTGCTGTTGTATGAATGTTAGCCAATACAAGACCAAGAACTACTGTAGTTGTACTTCCAGCTGTTGTATACATCACATAAGGTGTTCCAGCTGATGCTGGTTCTGCTGCGAAGTTGATTGCCTTAAACGTATTTGCCATTTATTTACTCCTCCTATTTACCTATATATTATATCGTTATTTTTAAAAAAGTCAATGTTTATTTTAGCCAAGTGCGATGGCTAAAGCTGTTGGGTCGTCTGTACTAAACCCTTGACCTGTCATAAAAGTTGTAAGTCTAGATAATGCAGCTTTTCTATTTGTACCGCCTGCACCATCATCGACTATAATTAAATCTGATGTAGTTAAATCTGCACCTATATCTGTGCCACCATCTACGTCTACTGCAGTTAATGATACTTTATTAGCTGTGCTAATTGTATTAAGTTTAGTATCTGCTATAGCTGCACTAGATTTAATATCAGCATTTACAATGTTTGTAATTGTGTTATTATCAGAATTTATTGATTTATTTGTAAGAGTATCTGTAGTTGCTCTACCTACTAATGTGTCTGTAGATGTAGGCAATGTAATAGTTCCTGTATTAGAAATGCTTGATATTACAGGTGTAGTTAATGTTTTATTAGTTAAAGTTTGTGTAGCCGATGCACCTACAATCTCTTGGTTACTACCTGCAGGTAGTGTTAATACATTTGTAACACTAGCACTGTGTGGTTGTGATTTAACTATCTGACCATGCGAGTTAGATTCACAATTAAATTGAATAGAACCTGGATTAGTATTACCTTTAACAGTCACATGCCCTGTGCCATTTGGTGCTAATTCTATATCTGCATTTGATGTAGTAACAATATCTTGACCATTCATATCAAGATTACCACCTAATTGTGGTGTAGAGTCTTCTACTACATTTGATATTGCACCTGATGTAGCAAGTCCTGCAACTACTGCTGATCTAGCTATTTTTTTAAGACCACCACCTGAAGTATCTACTGCTAAGAATACATCATCATTAGCAACTGTAGATATTTCTGATAATGAACCTACTGCTATTGAATTAAAATTTGTACCATCTGCAATTAATAAATTACCTGCAGTGTTAGTTCCCATAACAATATCATCACCTGTTACTGTAAGATCTCCACCAACAACTACATCACTATTAAATGTTGCTTTACCTGCTTCACTACCATCAAGAGTAAGCATAGTAATATCAGAACTATTATCAGTTCCTTTAAATATAATATCTGTATCATTTGCAGCTGCATCAATAGTAATACTACCTGAACTTGTTGTAAGATTAACTGCTGCATCACCTGCTGAAATATCATCTGCTGCTATAGCTGCTGCTGTAACACCAGTTTGAAAATATGTTTTAAATGTCGTAGCACTTGTAACTCGCATTGTGCCACCATCATTGTGAATAATACCATCACCATCAGCTATTGCTGTAGTTCCAACTGTAGCTCCACCATCTATTAAATTAATTTCTGCACCTGTTGCCGTAATAGCTGTGCCATCTAAACTTAATGTATCAATATTTGCTGTGCCATCTATAAATAAATCTTTAAATTCAAGAGAAGAAGTTCCTAAGTCAATATCATTATCTGTTATAGGTACAATAGCACCATCTTGTATTCTTAATTGTTGTACTGCTGAAGATGATACTTCAACATAAAATTCTAAATGATTATTAGTTGAATCAACTAATACTTTATTTAAACTATCAGCATCTCTGATAGATCCAATAGGACCACCTTCACCCGCAGTTCCATCATGCGTGTGTCCTGTAGTTGCATTAAATGCAGCTAGTACTTGGTTAAACTCATCATTAGAATGAGCTGCGGTGATAGTATCACCTGTTGTAAAACTGGATTGTCTTGCTGAATAGCCTGCCATTATCTTCTCCCTCCTGGAGTAAATTCTAATTGAAAGCCTTTAACTGAAAATGAGTCTGCACTATTTTGATCATCAATCTGTAATGCTACTGCAAATCCTGAACCTTCTACTGATTGTCTTACTAATGGAACACCTGATGCATCATATAGTGAACTACCATATTTTGCTGCTCCATATTGTCCAGCACCACCTACACTAGGTAATGCTATCTTTGTTGGTTGTGGTGTATTTTGATCATCGTAATCATATCTAAGAGCTAAATTTGCATCAATAGAAGTTCCTTCACCTTCATAGTTTAAATTAACTCTTTGCATATATTTTCTTAGACCAGGATCTCCCATTACCATATCTGGAGATCTATATACTGCTTGTATTGTTGTTGTAGTTGCACCTGTTGCAAAAGTATTTCCTGTTTCCATTTTATAAATAAAACCATCATATCCACCAAATACTTGTGTTTCAACACTGCTAATAAAATCTGAATCTGTACAAGCTGGTTTAATACCTACCATATCTGCATACTCAAATCCTATTGATCCTGTATTAGGATTATTTTTTAATACACCTATAATTCCTTTTGATGATAATTGCCCTGTAGCATCTACTGGATAAAATAATCTGTATTGAGATTTACCTCTAATAACTACAGAAGATATTCTATCTAATGTTACTTCATCAATTCTAGACTGTATTTGCCTAGAGATAGAACCAAGTTCAACGTCACCAATTCTTGCCGTACCTGCAATAGTTCTTAATCCATCGGGTGCTAAAAATATAACGTCACCACCAATCTCTTGAATACTGCCACCATCTCTACATCCAATGTTTCTTGTAACTTCTTGTACAGCAAATGTACTAGATGATGTTCCTGTTAATTTATATATTCTATCTTCGCAGAATATAATTAATTCATTTCTAAATACTTTTAATCCAACAACTGTAGAGTCAACTTTAAATGATCCCCCACCTTGTGCAGTCCTAAAATCATCTTCAGCAAATGGTGCAGTAAATATAACTTCTTGTGAATTAGTTGCACCAGCATAAAACATGTGATTTTGAAATGCTTTTACAAACTTAGGATTAGTAGGAGCTGTACCACCATCAGAACCATTTACAGCATCTACAGCAAAACTAGAATTTATTATTTGTGCAGCTGAGTGCCCTGTTGCAATAACTAGTTTATCAGTTCCATTAAAATTAAACTTTTCAAAATCATAGGCTCTAGTAGAAGTTCCAAGTCCAGTAGTTAAACTTGTCCAACTTCCAGATGTAGTTCCTCTGTGTATGTCACCACCTCTAGCTACAATTATCTGCCCATTAAATATAATTGAACAATCAACTGTTAAACTAGAATTACTAGATCCTTCAGGAATAATTGTACTATTATATTGAGCTGTACCACTAACACGTCTATATCCACCCTTAATATCGGGTTCAAAGTTTTGTAAAATTAATGCTTCACCTGGTTGCATAGAGAACACGTCTTTGTTCAAT